GGTGAATGGAAGGGGCCAGTTCCTGGTTCTGTATGTAGAAGTGGTAAAAAATTAGGTGCTTCTGATGAATCTAGTTGTAAAGCACAAGGCCATCGTGCTAGAGAAACTGATAAAAAGTTCAAAGGTAAGTCTTTAAGAGGTAAAAAAGTACGTTCAGTACACTATGGTGGTCCACTTAAAGATTATTCTTAAGTTTTTTAATTTCAGTATTCAACTCAATAACACGTTTATATAAAGAATATTTTTCTTTATTTTCTTCTTTTATTTGTCTTTTAAGTAAATCAATTGTATCATCTTTAGCTAGAAGACTTCTACGCATTTGTTCCATAGGATCATTTTCATGATTTTTCCAAATACTATCTTGTGTTTTTGCTGTAAAGTTCTGCGTCATCTAATCCTGCTACTCTTAATTTTACAATATTATTAATTTGAAACTGTTTAGCATCAATGGCTTTTAGTAAGCCAAGATACTTATTACGTACAAGAGCAAACTCATTAATAAGTTGACTCATAACAACAACTTCATCTTCACCATCAATATATTTTTCAGCATCTCTTGATGTTAAAGCTCGTTGGTATGCTTCTAAAAACTTTTTATAATGCCTTGCTCTTGTTTTTCGTAACTCTATATTAAGATGTTCGAGTATAGCTTCAATTTCTTGTAATTGATTAAATCTATGTTCAACGTGTCCAGGTATTTGTGAAGCATTACGTTCGATATTTCCTACTAATCCTGCTTCTACTCTGGCTTCGTCTAATTGTTTTAAATAATAATCAATACACTCGGGTAACTTACCTAAGTCTTTAGAAACTAATCCATACCAATTAATCATTAATAATCCTCATTACTGTCTTCATTGTATGGATCAGCCTCTTCCATTTCACCAAAGACCTCATTATATGCATCATGCAAGTGGCTTGACGAAGAAAAAACTTCTTTCCAATCCTGCTCGTCTGCTCCATACTCGTCAATTATATTAACATATGATATTGCCGCATCGAGTCTATCTTTTGCTGGAATATAACTTTTTAATTTATTCCAAGCTTCGATTAGTACTTGAACTTCTTCACTCATTATGCCTCCGCTTCAACAGGTTCTGATGTTTCAACAGATTGGTTATCCCATTCAGCCATTATAAGATCAAGATTTTCACCTGTCCAATCTTTTCTATAATGTAAATGTTCTTTTCCTAATCGGTCTACATACTTTAACCTATTACCTTGTTTTACTAGTAACCCCTTATCCTCAGCTAAATCAACCAATCCACTGTATGGATCCATTCCTGCTTCGTATGGAATTTTAACTTGCACAGATTCAAATGGTTTATTAAATCTAGTTTTCATAACTTTCATTGCTGATCTAATTCCTCTAACCTGTGAAATCTTATTACCTGCTTCATCTTCTTTAAGTTTTAGTTTTTTCATTGCAATTACAATTGAACTTGCATATACAAATCCTTGACCACCTGATATTTTATCATCTGGATCAAACATATCTTGTGATGCGTATGTATGATTTGTACAAACTAATCCTAAATTTAATTCAGCAAACATATTAACACAATTTCTTACAAGTGCTGTTAAGGCTTTTGGTTTTCTACCCATATCACCTTTCATATCACCTTTTTCAAATTGTGCAACATCTGTTGGAGTTAACAACATACCCAATGAATCGATTACAAACATAACTTTTGGTCTTTCACTAATGTCTAGTGACCCATAATCAGCTCTATAATTTGTTACAAATTCTGATATAGTTTTTGCTACGTCATCTATCATTGCAACATTAATACGCATTAATTTATCTGGTGCTGTATCAACTTGTAATGCTTGTAGCCACTTTTCATCCAATGCATTTTCTGAATCAAACACAATACAAAATATTCCTTGTTTTTGTGCATTTTTAATAATATTACCAGATGCTACTAAACTCTTACCTGAGCCAGACTCGCCTGCTAACATTGTAACTCTTCCTAATGGAATTCCTTTATTAAAGTCTCCACTAATCATATAATTTAAACAGTAATTTCCTGTCGATATCCAATCAACTGGATCAGAATCAAAACCAACTGAAATGCCACCAATACTTTTAGTTACTGATTTTCTAAATTTACTAACGTCAAATGGTCTTACCATAAATTTCTCCTTTTAAACATAGTGCATAGTTGCCTATGCACTATATTATTTTGATTTATTTGTTTTGTCTTGATCTAATCATTGCTAAAATATCTTCAGCTGATGCTTTAGAACCATCTGTTGCCGGTGCCGCCGCAGTTGCCGTAGCAGTTGCTACTTCTGGCTGTGCCACTGGTGCCGGAGCAGTAGTAGTTTGAACAACTGGTGCCACAGGTGCTACTGGAGCCACTGATGCTGTTTCAACAACTGGTGCCGATACTGGTGCCGCTGTTGTAGTTGTTGTACTATTACTATGTGTTTTTGGTGATGATGCCATTCCATTTGGTCTATAATGTTGACCAAATCTACTTTCATCATATAACTCACCATCTACAGATGCTTTAAACATTTCTGCAATAATTTTAACATCATCCGCAGAAGGTTTCTTAGGAAGATAATCACTTAGAGTAAATAACCCATTAGTAGTAACTGCTTGACGTTCGCTATCTTGTAATGCTCTTTCTTTGAAAGACCAAGATGATGTTGAATAGTCAGCATATCCACCTTTTTGAGTTTTTGTTAATTTAAACTCTCTACCTTTATCTAAATCAGTTGGAAGATCTTCCATTTCTGGATTCATCAATGCTGATCTAATAATGTTAAAGATAGACGGATTAATTACAAAACGTCTAATTGGATTTTCTGGAGTTGTATCTTCATCTAATGGAGAGTTTACAACAAAACCTTGGAAAATGTAACTTCTTTTTTTCCAATATTTTCTACCCATGTCTTCCAATTGTGGATCTTTAAACCATGGTCTAATTTCACTTAATACTGGACATGGTTCTCCCCACATCTCCATACAAGGAACTTGTACAATAGTTGGTTTAGCTTCTGACTGACCTTTAATACCAGCAAATGGTAATTTGATCATTTGTCTTTCAACCCAAAAGAATGTATTGTTTGGATCTTTATCTGCTAAAAATCTTAGTGTTGATGTTGTGCCTTCAGGAATGTTCCAGAACGGATAAATTGCGTTGTCGCCTCCTGAACTATTTGGTGAACGTTTTACTTCTTGTTCTTGAAGTTTTGCTCTTATTTCTGCTAAAGTTGCCATAATGTTTTCTCCTATATTAGCCTGTGTTAGCCTGTGTTAGTATATGTTAGCCTATAATTAAATAATGTTTTAGTTAACATTATCTACTAGTATATTTATATTTTATGAATTTGTCAAGTAGTTTTTTGGAGAAATTTTAAAGAAAAAGAACCATAGTTTAAAAACCTTAGGTTCTTTGGGGAGGATTTATGTTAAAGACCTGCTAGATCTTTAATTCTTTGGATATCTTTTGGAGTTTCTGTTTCTTCAGAAGTTTCATTTAAATCAAAGCCGGCTTTATCTAAAGCATCAACAGTAGCATCTCTATCTGCCATTGTATGAATAACTACGCCACCCTGTTTTGCTTCATCTGGTTGGCATTGTCCTTTAATTCCAGCTTTCATTAGTGCAAGTTCCATATCACTACAATCTTTATCGCTTATACCTCTGTCCATATCAAAGTCACCATCTAGTGATACTTGATGTGCGTGTGCTTCTGATTGTCCTTCATATCCACTTGATTCTGTAGTATCTTCGTTTGCATTAACATAATTTTTAATCATCTTTTGTATGTCATTGCCTGCATCTGTATATGCTTGAGCAAACTCTTCTTCACTCATGCCCATTGCATCAGCAAGTCCAGGTTCGCCATCACCACTATACATCATCATTAAATCTTTTTCCATGTTAGACATCATTGCTTCTGTAGTATCTTCTTGTTTGCTATTTTCCATTTCGTCAGCAATAGCATTTAACCAACTTGGTTCTGATGGATGTCTATCACCATCTGATACATCAGCATAACCAATTGAGTCTGCTTCTTTTCTTAACATTGCAATAATTTCTTGTACTGATTTTCCTGCGAAAACACTTTTAGCATCTTTTATATCACTCATTACTGCATCTTTGTAATCATCATAATCATGTAAGTCTGAAAATCTTTCAGCTTCTATATCACCAGCTGTCATTGAGTTTTCGTTTTTGTATGATTTCCATTCTTTTGAAAATTTACTATGTTGGTCTCCACTAATTCCTTGTGCACCTTTTTCAATGCCTTTGGTTTGTTTTAACCAACCATCATAACTTAACTTGCCGGCATCTTTACCAACATACGACATAACTGTTTTAAATGTTTTATCTACAGTATCATCTTTTTTTACTGCTGGTTCACCTTCTATAAATGATTCATTTGTACCAAAATCTTTTACTGCTTCTTCTATTTCAGCAACTGCATCTGGAACAATTTCTTGATTTTCATTTGGTGTAATATCTTTCATTTTTGACATAGCAATAATTTGTTTTGCAATATCCATTTCTGCTCTTGTTGGTTTTGGTTCGTATTTGCTTCTATGCATATGACCAATTTTATCAGACAATCTTGAAAGGAAAACACTCATTTCATCATCTTTAATTTTGCCTGCCATATCAGATAACTTATATGAAATTGCACTTGCGTTATCTTTAAAGCCACCAACTTTATCCATTGCGTAATCATCTTTAGCAGGTGTCATTAATTCAACTGGTTCACCTGATTTTAATTTTTGTGAAATTCTTTGCATCATTGCTTCTGTTGAATTATCTTGCTCTGCTTTTGCTTCATCCATGATTGATTTTAATAATGGAAGAACATTACTAATTTTTTCATCAAATTTAGTAACTGTAAATTTGTTTTTTAAATCTTCTAATGCTTCAATACTATATTCTGATGCTTCAGCTTTTTTGTAACTTTCAACAAATGATGTATACCCACCTGTTGTTGTTAGTTTATGAATTTGATTTTTTACATTAGCAATTTTAGTATCTACTAATGGTAAAATTTCTGCCGCTTGTTCTTGTACTTGACTGAAACGTCTTGCATATCTTGTAACTTCTTTTAATTTTGCTAGTGTGTCTGATAATTCAACAATTGCTTCGCCTACTTCGTCATGTGGTTTACCACCTGAGTGTACGTGACGTGCCATTGCTCTAGCACCATTTAAGTGAATGTGTGGATATTTGAATCTTTCACCTTCTGAAGTTTCAATGAAAATTCCTTGAATATTTCTTGATCTAGCGCCTCTGCTAGTTTCATCTACTGGTTTATTGTGTCTTACGATCACTTTAACACCTTCAAGTTTTTGTTCACTTGTTTTTGTTGATCCTTGTAGTGGTGTATAACCTTCTGTTGTAACGTCTGTCATTTGTGTACCCTTATTCTGTTCAACTTTCCAGGCATAATTTTTTGGTTTTAATTCTTTGCCAAATTGCCTGTAGTCAAAATCAAGCATATAACCTTTGGCTAAATGCTTTATGTTATTTATAATACTTTTTAAATTTGTAGCTACATTGTCATTTGATCCTTCGTGAAACTTAATTTCATTAGTATCTTCGTCAATATTAACCATATAATTTGGATTTTTTATATAAAAATAACGTGATTTTGATGGATCTACTGTTTCGTCCCCAGTAGTTGAGTCATACATTTTTACATCATGCCCACTACCTTTGATAACTTTGAATACTTTATCTGAAACTATGTCGAAATTTACTGCCATACTATTATTTATCCTATATTACCAATATATCCTACCCATGTGGCTGACCCTATTAAATCCAGCATTTTGTTCTGGAACTGAATGATAACTTTTGTTTGTGTTTATATAAGCAAAAAACATTCCTGGAAAACATGGTATTTGTTTTACTTTTTTTCTTCCGTTTATTTTATCATCCCAGTCCTCATGCAACCAAACACCACTTTCTGGATATTGATCTGTGTCTGGCAAAT